CTTTAATTGATGCCCACCATTTACGTATATCTGCTACTGGTATATGTCTAAATTCCATTAGCCCACCACAATGTATCCATAAGTTTTATCCGCAGTATTGTTTGTCCAGTGCGTAAGAATAGCACTTCCTTGCTGTTGTGAGGAAACATATACGTTAGATGTTGCTGCTGGAGCTATGTAGTTTAATGTTGTAATAAGTGATGCTGTGCTTGGTCTAGTCGGACTAGTCTGAGATGGTAGATGATGAAGCGTTATCAAAGCACTAGTAGCTGACCAATAAATCTCAATATAGTCATCCTTTGCTAACTCTAAGAAGTAGTTCCAACCTACAATAGTTTGACCATCAACTCCACCATGTGAGTTAGGAACAGAGATAACGCCAGTAGAGCCAGTAACGTCTGTACCGTTCTTTCTTAACCAAACGCTAACATCGTGTATCTGCGTATCTGTATTGTTAAACTGACCTGACCACTGTAGGTTATAAACGCCAGTATTCCTAACATTCATCCTTGAGCTATTCGATAGATACACACCGTTAGAATAGTCCGTTGTGTCTAACGTCATTGCTGTAGCTGTGTTAGCTGTTACAGACTGATCTACAAGGCTTTGAAACGCTCCATAAGGCGCAGAATCAGCATAAGCAGCAGCAGATACAGGAACCAAGAATATCAAGCTCTCGTTGCCTATACGGCTGTCGTATATAGTCGTTGTAGTCGCATTGCCTGTGGATAAAGTTACCTTGCCAGTGTTATTCGTCTTACCGTCCATAATTCCACGAACAACTTCAGCAACCTGTCGCTGATCTCCACCAAAAGGCGGTAACGTCTGAAACTGGACTGTTCTCGTCATCGATTACCCTGACCTGCTATATCTATTTCAACCGCTACAGCAGTCCTCCACGCCCCGCTAGGACTAGTTTTAACCCTGTGATACCTACCTGCTGAACGCAGCCCACAGCGACCCTCAGAATCGGCTACAGACGCATCTCCGAATGTAATAGCATCAGACAATAGCTCACGACTTGCGACTGCTACAGAGCCGCTACCTTGATCCACAATCGGTCTGCCTAAAGTAACTACGGAATGACCAATATCTATGTCACCAGACGTTAAAGCAGCCTGTTTGTACTGACCGCTAAATGTAACAATATTAGGGCCTCTCGTTGCAGACAATAGCAATAGACCGCCAACCCACTGACGATCATCTAAAGAGATACCTAGTGAGTCTATGCTTGCGCTAAATACGTCTAATCCTTCTAGTGTTACCGATGGTGTTAGAGCAAACGATACACTGTCAGCAGTAGTCTCTGCATACGACCATTTGTTTAACGAGATGTTATAAATCAGCAGTAAATTGTCACCATTCTGTGCAGGAAACAGCCAAGTAATTAGGCGTTTCTCAGTATCTATAGCGGATGACATACCTAACTTAACTGCTGACAAGTTTGCGTTATCAAAGAACCAGCGATCTACTTTTTCTGTACCGATTCCTTTGGTTGTCTGACCATCGCACACGTAAAAACCATCGTCTGCTAGGAAATACGTTAATCCTGCAAAGTTAATGATTGATCCGGCAGAAATACAGCCTAAAGTACGGTTAATAGCGTCAAACTGGAAGAAGTACGGACTACCTGCATAAGACATACGGTAGATAGCACGTTCTAGGAACACTAATCCGAACTCACCACCAGCTAAACCAGTGATATCACCGCCATCCGGCATTACCTGAGAGTCAGCTTGACTAGCAAGACCAGGAGTCCAATCTGTTTCATCGTTAATATCAGACCAATAGACCTTGTTTTCTTCGCCAGCTACGTTAGCAGCGACTACAAAGTCCTTAACTACCGTTACATACTTAGCTTCAGGAGCATCAGCAGACAAATCTCCTGCATAAGTCGATGAATTTAGCGTGAACGACTGCAATTTATCGCTTCCGTTAGCCATAATCATCTTTTCGCCATACTGAACAGCGTCCCAATACTCGATAGCACTATAACCAGCAGTGGTTAGAGGATCCATTGCACGAGTACCAGCTTCAAATTTGTATAAATTACTAGCAGAAGCACCAAATAATGATACCGTTCCTGCTGTTTTACCTGCAAAACACGTCAATAAATCAGCATCAGCAGCATCAGAATATTCTTCTTCGTCAAGAATTGGAGCGTATCCATTAGTAACTGGATAACAGTTAACTGCACCTGTTAAAGCACCTGTAACACCAGGCTGATCTGGTAGCCATTCACCAAATATTATTCGTTGTTTAGCCATTATTGCCTTGTCCAAGTATCAGATTGCGATGAAACTACCGTCCAAGTGTTCTCACCTTCAGGAACGATAGTCCAAGTATTCGATTGTTCTGTTACGTTATCCCACTCGTCACCAATTACTTGACCGTCAGCAGATAATTCAGCATTTCCTTCTATATCAGCAACAGCGTTCCATACAGCTATTGCCAAGCAAGCTACATCAGCTAGAGCCTCTACAGAAGCGTTACCGGAATATTCAACACCACCGTTAGCCGTAACCGTAGCAGTGCCATCAATAGACGCTACGCCTAGTCTTATTCGTATTCCGTCAGCAGTAACAGTGGCATCGCACTCTACATCGCCAGTAAAGAACAAGACTCTAGTAGCTTGTGCAGTTACCGTAGCCGTACCATTTACAGAAGCAGCAGCATTAATTACTAGACCACCGTTAGCTGTTACTGTAGCTGTGCCAATTATTGCGCCTGTACCGCTTAATATCCTTATGGCTGTAGCACTTACCGTAGCCAAGCAAGATATATTTCCAGTTCCGAAAAACAACTTACCGCCATTCGCTGTGACTGTCGCATAGACATTAACGCTAGCATTGCCGAACAGTATTCCTGCACCACCTGCTAGAGACGAATACGGAGTCTGCGAATATGCGGATATTCCAAACATCTAGAACACCACCCACTTTGATCCACTAGGAACAGTAACGCTTATTCCGCTATTGATCGTAATAGGGCCAGCACTCATAGCTGAATATCCACTAGGAATAGAGAAACTTGTAGCTACAGTTTGCTTGTTAATTACGATACCGTTAGAAGCACCAATCTGCTCTGCGTAAGCCGTATTATCAGCATCCTCATGAACAGACTTGCCAGCAGGATACGTAGCAAATACGTCCTTGCTGTTAGATGCAAAAGATATAGGTGAAGTAGTGCCAGAACTGTTAGCCAATACCGTAGTACGAGCTAATGTAGTACCTGAAGATGTGTACGTACCAATACCTACTTCCCATGTGTTAGCAGTGCTATCAACAATAGAATAGTAGGTAGTATTGCCATTACCAATTACAGCAAAAGACTGAAACCCATCAACAGCACCAGCAAGCGTTAGCGTACCAGTGCCAGCAGTAGTAGATGTTTCCTTAACACGATCTGCGACAACTAGTGCCATCATCTACTCCTTACGCAAGAGTTACGCTGAGTCCACCAATTGCTATCTTAAAGATATCACCAGAAGAAATTGTCTTGGATGTGTCTAAAGCTGTGTGATACAGCAAGTTACCGCTAGATGAAGCATCAAGAATACCGATCCAGCCAACTGTACCCCATGAACCAGAAGCCTGTGGAAACTCTACCGCAGCACTGTTAGTCGATACACCGTCAGTAGGAGAACCCATAGTTACCGCAGTACGTGTATAAGAACCACCTGATACTTCAGTACCAGTATTGGCATCAGTAGGATCAGACGTATATAAACCTACGTAAACAGTAGAAGGACTTGTATAGCTCGTATTACGCAAGGTAGCGTTAATCAGAGCATTTTCTAAGTATGTTGACATCTCTGCCATAATTTACCTCACGTTATAGTTCATTGACATTGGCTGACCACTGTACTCACTACTCTGGTCTGCTATCGTTATTGATGATATTGCTCTATCGTACAAACTAGCCCAAGTCTGTAATCTTGCGTCATTCATTAGATACGGTTCTGCCTCGCCTAAAGCAGCGTACAGCAACGCATCAGGGAAGTTAGTCAAGAATACATTACCTTGATTCGAGTCGCTCAAGAAGTACGGCTGTGCGTAGTAGAGCATTTGTAGCTGATAAGTGCTATCAGGAATAGGAGACAATTGAAGCTCTGTCGCTAATACTGTGTAGTCAGTTGGCTTACCTGATTCTGTAGCCCTGTAAGAGTTATAGAACGAGTTAGGCGCACTATAAGCTAGTGTCGTTATAGGATTAGTATTAACGTGAATATCACGCATCTCTAGGAAGTCAGTAGGTAATCCTACGGTAGAGTCTCCACCTGTCGTATTTGCTGTAGCTACAACCAACATTTGACGAGTTCTAAGTTCTCTACGCAGACGTAATTCAGCCAACTGGATGAACGTAGGAATCATAGCTGTTAAATCACTACGTGCTAAGTAACTAGCTATCGTAGTCTTTAAGTCACTATATGTCGTAAAAGCCATATTATTCCTCTAGTTGCTCGAAATCGTCCCAACCGTACTCATACGTACCTATGTGTTTAATGTGCATAGACAGCTCGTGATCCACGTAAGTATCAAAGCCATTGTCACCAGCCTTAACGCAGAAGTGAACATCCTCACCTACTACACCAGTTGGTCCCCATCCTGCATCAAACCACGGCTGAGGAACCTTCTCAAACACTTCCCTACGAATCATTACCGCCCCAAAACCAACAGCAGTAATCTTCTCAATACCTTCCTTACCACGAGAATCGACATTAGACCAATGATGGCGAATACCTTTCTCATCCTCTGACTTAACTAACAGTTTAGCCGTTGGCATACATGGTTTACGTCTAGTGACAGCATTGACACCTACAATTCCAACCTCACGAGATAACATTATCGTTATCAGATCAGGAGGGAACCGCATATCGCTATCAATGTACAGAACAGCGTCACAGCCCTCTTTTAATGCTACCTGAGCTAACTTCTCACGCTGATCAAATATAAGCGTTCCAGGCATCGTATAGAGGCTTAGACCACCCTTACCGTCCTTGCATCGAACAGACGCATCATGTGCAGCCATCCTAGCAAAATCAAACGCAAAACCTGTATGTACTTCGTCCCTACATGGAATACAAACGCCAACTCTCATACTGTTCCTCGATATATCTTTAACGGTGCTTGTTCAGGATGGTTGAGCCACTTCTTAAAAGCTACCTCGTCCATTATCGCAAATCCACGCATGATTCCCATTTGATTTAGCTTATCAATAGCCGTAAAAGGTATTGAGCCTATTAAATGTAAATCTTCTGTTGCTCCTGTCCTAGCCTTGTCAACTTCCTGAAGCACTTTATTGCGCTCTAGGATGTCAGATATATCTTGATTAGTTTCGATGATAATCCCGCCATCACCGTCCGCATGAACCGTCTGAGTACGAAAGTTTTCCATTAATCCCTCAAAAAAGCCCCCTACCGTTAAGTAGAGGGCTAGTCAAATTACAGCGAGAAGTCCAAGTCAGCTACGATACCGTGAGCTGCTTCGTTCTTAACTTCGAGAGTAACTTCAGCAAGAATCTGAGTTTTCTCGGAGTCACCAGACTTAGCCAATTCATTAGTCATGAATGGACGTAAGTAAGCCATAGCTGCATACTCAGGATCGAGAATTAACATATCACGAGTACGCATGAAACGATCTGGAACGATAGACAATTGACCAAAGTCAGACTGATAAATGTCAGCAGCACCGATGATTACGCCAGCCTCAGGCTTAGTGATCTGATAGCGATTTACAGCGATACCTGCAAAGGTTGACATCTTCTGTTTACCAGCTGAACCAACGAATACAGCCTTAGGTGAACCACCTTGATCGAAGATCGAAGCGATAACAGTTTTCAACAATGCTTCAGTAGCAGTACGCTGTGTACCATCGGTACGGGTAGAAACACCTGAAGTTGCTGGAGCAGAACCGCCACTGCCTTGTGAGCTGTTGGTCTTGATCCATGACAACAACGAACCCATTGTGCGGGCTACGGTTGATGTACCTGCGCTACGACCCTGATTAGCAGTGATGACGCTTTAGTTCAGCAGAAGCCTTAGCTAACTGGTAAGCCTTTTCTGACTTACGACCTGCTTTGTTTACTTTATCCAAAGTACCAGAAACTTGTACAGTCTTTTGTACGATCTGAGTGTAGTTACCTACACGAGTAGTTGGAGCTAAAGTTGCGCTTGTAGCGTCTGCCCCCTCAACGGCCGCATTCGCTGTCGTACTTGCGGCGAGCGAATCCGTCTGCCATTCATGGTAAACAGCAGTTGCGCTAGTCTTACCGATAGAGGACATAATTGGTGTTTCAGTTGGGCTGATGTTATAGATAACGTCAGATAAATCTTCACGCATACCGATAGCGGTAAATGTTTGATATGTAGGCATAATAATTCCTTATAAGAATCGTTCAAAAGCGGCTGCTGCATCGCCAATCTTTCCAGACTGTCTAGCTCTAGCCTTCAGTTTTTTAAAGTCCTCAGCTCCGCTATCTCTTGGTTGTGATACACCTGACTTCATTGTCTTAGGCGCATCATTCACCTTCTTAGCAATAGCTGGTTGCGATGCTTTCAATTTATCGTACTGCATAGCTTTATAAAGCGTTAATACAGCACGTGAATCAAATACATTCGCTAGTTCATCATCCGAGAATCCAGCCTGTTTGCCGTAGCTACGGATGTCTTTACGGATTGCCTCACCCTTAACAGGATCAGCGTATTCAGGTAACGCACTAACTAACTTCTCAGCTTCTTGTGCGACCGTTGCACGTAGTTGCTGCTGTCTGTCGTATTCCTGCTGTTGAGCGATCTGTTGTCTCTCAGCACGAACTTGCGCTAACTGCTTTTCCCTCTGAGACATCTCTGCAACCTTAACAGCGTATCCAATAGGATCAGTCTCTTTCAGGTATTCCAGATTCTCTGTTTCTTGAGGCTGCATCAAGGCTTGCTCGATATACTGCAACCTCTCCGCATAAGTATCACGGAGTTGCTTAGCTTCTTGAACTGCTTGGCGTTCGGCCTCAACCGCCTTACGTTCTTCCGCTACAGCTTGCGATTTCTTTGTATAATCAGTGCCAAGTTGATACGACTTAATGAGTTCATCTAGGGTTACCTCACGTTCTTCTCCCGCAGCTTTCACTCGGAATTTTTGGGGTTCCTCTGACTCATCAGCTTCTTCTTGTTCTACCTCAGATTCTTCCGATTCCTCGTATTCCTCTGATTCGGCATCGCTATCGTTGGATTCTGTGCGCTGTTCTGGTTGTTCCTGTTCGGAGCCGTCATCAGTACCCATTAATCCCAAAATAGCGTTAGCTGCACCATTTACATCTAACTGCGCACTTCCCTCTGGAGTGGTGCTTTCAGTATCGCTCATGTTTTCATTTCCATAATTATATAGGGAACCGCCCTATACGGACTACAAAATCTTCCATCTTTTTGCGTCAATGAGCTTTTGGTTAGTAAGCCCTTGAATATAACCTTCTATATCCTCCAGAACCCTGAGGCGTAGATACGCTTGTTCACGTAGTTCCATGTCGCTGTAATCTGTACTTCTAAACTTCTGTAT